CAGGTTGTTTCTGCTGAACTTGCAAAAAGCACAGGAACATCAACAACATCAACAAGTTACATTGACACAGGTCTAACGGCTTCAATTACGCCAGCAACCACAGGCAATAAAATTAAAGTAACTGTTGTTCACAACAACAGACATTTTGCGGCATCAGGTCAAGATTTACAATATTATTATCAGTTACTTGTTGGCGCAACTGTTTTAGATGAGGTTTTTGCCGCAGGTGATAATTTAGGTAAATTAGGTGATACTGCGATTTATCCATTCTCTCATGTCCAAACCTATGTTTATACAGCACCAAGCACCGCCACGTTAACATTTAAGACACAAGTAAAAGTAGCCGCTTCTTCTGTTGCATATTATAGATATAATGATGCGTTTATTATTCTTGAGGAGATTGAATCATGATTGGAGTTACTGAGGCACTTATCGCATTGAGGCCAAACGCTGAATGGAATTTACCAGAAGGCACTTATGAAAGCCTTGTATGGCTTGACAACAATCAAACCAAGCCAACTAAGGCAGAGGTTGATGCTAAGATAACAGAACTGCAATCGGCAGAACCATTACGTTTATTACGTGAAGAGCGCAATCGATTAATCGCTGAAACTGATTGGTGGGCATTGTCTGATTTAACAATGACCGCAGAGCAAACAGCATACCGCCAAGCATTGCGTGATATTACTAACACATACACATCACTTGATGATGTCGTGTGGCCTACTAAGCCAGAATAGGAGTAAATTATGGTAATCTACACTTGGGATTTTCCACAACTTGACACCGCACCATCCGAAGGTGCTTTGTCCGATATCGTAAAGACGATTCACTGGCGGCACTTGATTCTGCATAAAATCTAAATCATATAAATAGTTCCAGATTACAAACATTTCTGGAACTATTACTATGGCTAATCCTCGCTCAAGAACAGAACTAAAAAACTATTGCCTACGCAGATTGGGTCATCCAGTAGTTGAAATCAATATCGATGAAGATCAAATGCAAGATAGAATCGATGATGCTTTGGAGTTTTATCGTGACTATCACTTTGATGGCACAGAAAGAACTTTTCTAAAGCATCAAGTCACCGCATCTGATATTACAAATGAATATATTCCCATTCCAACTACGATTACTGGTGTTATCAATCTGTTTCCAGTAGGAACAGGTCTAAATGCTAACAATCTATTCAACTTGCGTTATCAGATTACTCTGAACGAAATTTACGACTGGGCGCATTCTCAGTTTCAAAACTATGTCTCTTCTATGGAGCGTATTGCTCTTATGGAAGAAATATTTGTGGGTAAACAACCACTCAGATTTTCTCGTCATATGGACAGACTTTACATCGACATGGACTGGTCGGCTAGAGTCACAGCAGGCGAATATCTAATCATTGAAGCATATCGTGTCATTGATCCCAATACTTACACACAAGTATGGGGCGATTACTGGCTAAGACAATATACAACACAACTCTTCAAAAGACAGTGGGGTGAAAACCTCAAGAAGTTTGAAGGTATGCAGTTGCCTGGTGGTATTACATTCAATGGTCAACAAATCTGGTCAGAGGCAGATGAAGAAATCAAAAGATTAGAAGAAGAAATCGTATCTAAGTTCTCTATGCCTGTAATGGACATGATCGGATAATGACGAATGGCAACCAATCTCTACTTCAATAACTTTGAACACTACGGTCAGCAAAACTTACTTGAAGATTTAATCATTGAATCTATCAAGATATATGGCTATGACTGTTATTACATTCCAAGAACATTTGTCAAAGAGGACAATCTCTTTGGTGAAGATGTGTTGTCTAAATTTGACAATAACTTTCCTATTGAAATGTATATCAAAAATGTTGAAGGTTTTGAAGGCGAAGGCGACTTCTTGTCTAAATTTAATGTAGAGATTCGTGATGAGATTACATTTACAATTTCAAGGAGAAGATTTCATGATGAAGTTCTCTTGGATCAACTCACTCAAAAAGAAGATGGCAACAACGCTACTCGACCTCTAGAGGGTGATTTGATTTATTTCCCTCTGACAGGTGGTTTGTTTGAAATCAAGTTCGTTGAAGACGAAACAGTATTCTATCAGATGGGTGAACTTCATATGTATGATTTGAAGTGTGAACTCTTTGAATACTCACACGAAGAAATTGATACAGGTATCATTGAGATTGATGCAATTCAAGATACACACTCTTCAATCATGCAGAACTTCCAGTTACTCGATGAAAGCGGAAACATTCTTGTATTTGAACAGGGCGGCACATTAATTACTGAAGATTATAGAGTTGACAGTATCAGCACAACAGCAAACAATCAGTATATTCAAATAGAGACAACATCATCTGGTTCTCTTGGAGCATTTCTCGATTTCTCTGAACAGAATCCATTCAGTGAAGGGAGTGACTGGTAATGTTTGGTCAGTTTGATTATCATAGTGCTATTCGTAAATATATTATCATGTTTGGTAATATGTTTAATGATATTGATATTATTCGCTATAATAATGCCGGCACACCAATACAGTCAATTCGTGTGCCTATCGCATATGGTCCAAAAGAAAAGTATCTTGCTCGTTTAAGACAGAATCCAGATATTATCAGGGAAGTAGCAGTTGTTCTTCCTAGACTTGCATTTGAAATCACTGGTTTCTCATACGATTCTACAAGACAGATGAATAAACAAAACCGTATTACATCAATCGGTTCTGGTAATAACTCTCTACGATCTGGTTGGGCTCCAGCACCATACAATATTGATATTGCACTTTATGGTATGTTTGCTAATAACGAAGATGCTGTTCAAGTTGTAGAACAAATACTACCATACTTCAGACCTGAATGGACAAACTCCGTGAAGATTGTTCCTTCGCTTGGTGTATATGTTGATGTACCTACTGTTCTCACTGGTATGTCACTCGAAGATACATATGAAGCAGATTTTCAATCTCGTAGAGCAATCATATACACATTCAATTTTACTGTTAAAGGATACATTTATGGTCCTGTTACGAATAAGGGTGTCATCACTAGAACACAACTTGACTTCCATATTCCTAGCACAAACACCATCGTAAGCACAACAGATCATGAATCTTCAAGGGTCACACTAACACCTGGTCTGCTTGCAAATGGTTCACCAACAACAAACTCTACAGCAAGTGTAGCGAGAAGCACTATCAATGCAAACTCTTCATATGACTATGCATTTGATACAGAGTTCTTCTTTACAGCAAATAGTTTCTCAACTGTGGTAAGATAATATGAAAAACAATGTGAGTGAAGGTCTAGATAAAGTGTTGAACATTGAAAGTGAGTATGAAGTAATCGAAGCAGAAACTCAAACTTCAAAAAAACCAGAAGACTTTCAAGAAATAGATTCAGACTACAAATACGCTAGAGAAAATCTCTATGGCGTGATTGAAAAAGGCACAGAAGCACTTGACACTCTTATAGAACTAGCAAAAGCAAGTGAGCATCCAAGAGCGTTTGAAGTTGTATCACAACTAACCAAAACTCTTGTTGACGCAAACAAAGATTTACTAGATATACAAAAGAAAGTAAAAGACTTAAAGAAAACTGAAGAAAAAGAAGCACCAAAGAATGTGACAAATGCACTATTCGTTGGTAGCACTGCTGAACTACAAAAACTGGTGAACGGAAGGAATGAAAATGGCGGTTAGATTTACAAGCGCAGTAGTAGTAACAAAAACAACAAACAAAACCTCTATTGGTTCTAAACCATCTCTTACAAAGATGAACAAACATAAGAGAAGAGGTTTCAAAAAATATAGAGGACAAGGAAGGTAATGTTCACATACAGATGTAAAATAGTAAAAGTCGTTGACGGTGATACTGTTGATGTCGATATTGATCTTGGCTTTGGTGTATGGCTCAAAAGTGAAAGAGTTCGTCTGTATGGTATTGATACACCAGAATCAAGAACAAGAGATTTGGAAGAAAAGAAATACGGCAAAGCCGCTAAGAAGTTTCTGAAAAAAATGTGTGATGATGAATGGATGGTTCTCGAAACTGCTGAATATGACGCAAAAGGTAAGTTTGGTCGTATTCTAGGTTCACTTAGAAGAACAACAAACTACTCTGATCAAACAGTAAACGAATATATGATTGAAAAATATCACGCTGTTCCTTACTATGGTCAGTCAAAAGAAGACATTCAAGAAGCACATTTGAAAAACCGTGAGTTAGTGAACTTAGATGTCTGAAATCTATCTTGGTAATCCAAACCTAAAAAAGTCTGGAATACCACTAGAGTTTACAAAAGAGCAAATCGAAGAATATGTAAAATGCTCTAAAGATCCTGTTTATTTCGCAAAGCAATATGTAAAGATTGTGAATGTTGACAGAGGTCTGATACCTTTTGAAATGTATGACTTTCAAGAGGAGATGGTTCGCACATTCAATACCAATCGTTTCTCTATTTGTAAACTACCAAGACAGACAGGTAAATCTACTACAACTACAGCATACATTCT